ATTAATCTTTAATCTCTTGATTATTTTAATGAACTTTTCAAAGTTTTCACCATTTTTAATCTCTAAATCAATTCCAGCAATGTTTTCTTTATATTTAACTAGAATTTGCTCTGGTATTTCTTTGTCTGTTCGGATTCTATATTTTCTTGAACCTAGATGATTCTGTAAAAATTGTAGATCATAATTAAAGTCTAGTCGAATAATCGGTTCGGCAATATTGGGCAAATTATACATATAATCTTTAACTGGATAAACATTAACTTCAAAAAAGTTTTCTTTATAACTCTTTCCGACGTAAACCGTCGAATAAGGTTTAGTGAAGGGGATTTCTAAAGCGGCGCATACTTTTTCCGCGATTTCTTCTGGTTTAATCTTATTGATTAAATCTTTTGTCGCATTGGGATCATAAAATGGCAAACTTCCATTCTTCGTATAATTATTTATGATGATTTCTTTATCTTTATCTCCTAAATACGGACTTATAAATCTAGGATCGCTTATCGAATTGAGAATAACTCTCTTAGTATCCACAGAAGCAGCAAGATCAAACAAAATAGAATATTCTCCAAAATGAAGAAGAGACTTCCTGAGTACATAAGTTGCGTGACAGTATTCTTTAACGTTTGATATACCTTTGATATTTTTATAATTAGCGCCGCCGATTTGAACGATTTCAATGTCATGTTGAGATAGTATAGGCTTGAGAATATTAATAACTTCTTGATGATTATCGTAAAGTATCTTATGAAAAGAAATAAACTTATCTATTCCAAGTGGAATAAATTTTTCATAGATTTTTTGATTTGTCAACTTGCATCCAGAAGCAAGAGCTAAACTTTCTGCTAAGTGCATATTAAGTCGAAATTAATTTGATCTTTACTGTTCCTAATATAAGAGAAGTTAGGAAAAATATCATTGATTTGAATAGCTATATCGCAATATTTTTTATCAAATCCTTTACCTTCCAAAAATAAAGGTTTGCTCATTTTTTCATGATAGTCAACAACTTGATATACGTATTCGTTTCCTTCGAAGATGTGAGACAATTCTTTCTTTGCGGCGACAATTATTTTATATCCTTCATAAGTATCATGTAGATTTTTAATCAAACAATTAGCATAAAAGCTTTCTCTTTCTCCGCTTTTAACAACAACAACAATTTTATTTCCTTCTATTTTGTGGATAGTTTCTAGTTCGACATTTGGCGCAAATTTCTTTTCTTCTTTATCCGCTACTGATCGAAAATATAATTCTACAGTTCTTCTTTGTTCTCCATTGGATAATCTTTGTAGCCAATGAGCTAAACCTTCATCATCATCTTTTACTTCTGTATTTAAAATATTCTTATATAAAGTTTTTATCCATTCTTTATTATCTTGAATATTTGGAACGGATGCTGCTGGATATTTTCGATACTTTATTTCTGCGTAATCAAATTTCTTGTGGCATTCTGTGTCAATAAATTTTTCTATCTTAGAACAAACAGCAGGAATAGAATAATTTTTGAGCGCCCATTCTCTGGACATTATCTCTTGTTCTTTCTTTTGATTTTTATCCATCAAATAAACTTTTTCAAGAGAATCTGCTATGCTTGCGGCTGAAGTCGCCGCCTTGATGAACTGTGTTCCGGGTTCACGATACTCTTCCCAGCTTAACGGAATCGATCCTGAGCCGTCTGCGCAGTTGTCCTCGCCGCAACTATAATTGGTCACTAGAGTGATCAATTCTGTCAGTTTAGCTTCTTGGATAGGCATTTCTTGTCCGCCGCTGGTAAACGGATGACAATAAACATCCATCAAATTATAAATTTCATTCAAATCATCTTCAGCAATACCACAGCTTGGAGATGTTGTAACGAATGAATTTTCGCCGCACTTTGGACACTTTTTAGTTTTTACATCTGGCTTATCAGCTTTAAAATAAGAACAATTCTTACAAATATAAGTAGTTAAAACATCCTCTGTTGTCAGAGAATATTCTTTCATGAATTTTTCTATGTTCCAACTTTCGTCCCAACTTGTATGAAGTAATACTTTAGATTTAACTGTTGGATATTTTTGCTTGAATAGATATAAACCTTTTAATAATGCAAATACAGATTTTCTTAGTTGATTTCTAAATACAAACCCGACAATGAAATCATCTTTATTTATGCCATGTTTATTTCTGAGAAATTCTTTATCTTCATCAGATCTTCTGAAGAATTTACTTTCATCAATCGCGCCGTGATAAGTCTTGACATGATTTAACCCCATTTTACGCATTTCTTTTTCTGCAAATTCGCTCCAGACCCAAAAATTTTTTACTTTTTTAGCGGCTTTTACTGCTTGTTCTAATATAGGAACAGAATCAAGAGTGGTCCATAATATAGAGTCAATATTATCGAACCATTTTCGACCAACTGCAAAATCAATGCCCCAAATATCTTGAACTCCAAAATAAATATCTGGCTTTTCTTTTTCTATAACTTCGTCAAGCAATGCTTCTCCATATCCAAATAAATTTTTTTTAGCTTCAGCTTCTTGTGGAGTTAATCCATCTAAAAATTGAGGAATTCTTTCTTGCAGTGGAACTGTTCCGTAGCATCGCCAAGGAAGTCTTTTAAAAATAGAATCTCCCTCTCTTTGAGAAACGCAATAGTTGGCAATATCATATTTACCAGTTTTATATAAATATGACAAAATGGCTTTAGTATTTCTACCAAAGCCAGTTTTCGCTGTCGCGCAGTCGCTTTGAAAAAGGATTTTTTTCACCAGTCTAAGTCGTCATTCTGCTGCTTCGGAGCTACAGGCTTTGGAGCTTCAGCAGACTCTTCTTGAGTATCACCGTCTTCCTTTTCATTCTTTCCCTTGATAGGATTAGCAAAAGAATCGTGAATGATATAGAGAAGATATTCTCTTAAAAGGCGCGCCTCTTTAAAAGTTAATCCAATTAGAAAAGAAAGCTTATCTTGAGAATCTTTAGTCTGCTTAGAAACAGACAGAGAAAAACCCTTTCTTTCGTTTGTATTTTTATCTAGATACGGAGCGAACCGGATTTGAGTTGTTTGATTTGGACTATTATGAAACTCCTTAAACTCTGAGTCTTTATCGATAGACTCTAGAATTCCAGCGAGTTCTGCCAAAGAAAGCTTAACTTTAACGTTGCCCTTGGGATCTGTCTTATTCTTTTGAAAAGAGCCGGTTTTCTTAGAGTCATCCCAAGAAGCCTGCTTGATAATGCTGAACATGATAGCGCCATCGCGAGTCTTGTAGAAAGAGCATGCTGAACCTGAATTTCGGGGATTTGGCTTATAAAATTGAATCATATAGTCTCATTATTATAGTGATTTCTATCGAAAAAACTACGATTATTCAAGAATTTTGTAGGAGTATCCGTGAACAAAATCTTTACCGTTAAATGGTCTAGAAAATTCTTCTTCTATTAATTCAGGCCAATTTTTATCTGATGAATGCCCCCAGCTTTTGACTTTTTTTAATAATAATTCTTTGCATTCATTTTCATTTTTTCCTTTAGCCCAACTATAGTGATGAAAAAGAGGTTTATTATCAGAACTTCTACAATTCTTAATAATCTGATTAACTCCTAAAGCCCATCTTTCATGAATCGAGAAAATATTTTCTTGAGTCAAATATCTTTTATCGCTCATTACAATTGAGGAAGCTTCGAAAGTCGTGGCTTGATATTTTTTATTTCTAAAATACCAATAAACGTCAAAAAAATATGATTTTTGCTCTCCGAAATTTAAATTTTCTATAAATTTATTGAACTCTTTATCTTCTACCACTTCGTCTGAATCGATAAATAAGATATAGTCATATTTGCTTTTTAAAATATTATTATATCTTAAGTAATTATGGCAAAATTTATATAGATGGTAATCTGATGAAAAATTATATTGTTTAACGTTATCGTACTCTAAAAAATGAAACTGAGCTTTATTTCTATTTTTTTCAAAAGTTTTCGCTAAGAGTTCTAAATTTTCTTCATCACCATTAAAAAATTTATTGAAGCTACTAACATGAATATCATCTGAAATTAATGCGGCTTTATTTATTACTTCATCTATTTGATCAAAATCAGGAGAAGAGTAACTTATTGAAATAGAAATATTATTCATTTTTATACCAAAACCATACATTATGTTCAGTGAATAGAAGTTGACTTTTTATTGAATTCGCGTATCTGAATTCTAAAATAGCTTCTCTTACTTCGATTAGCTGAAAATCATGCCCAGAAATTATTCCATTGTTTTTTATTTTTGGATAGTAATTTTTCAAATCTTTAGAAACACCTTCGCGCGAATGATCACCATCTATAAAAATAAAATCTAACTCTTGATCTTTTATAAAGCAGAAAGCTTCTGAAGATAATTTTTCTATAATTTGAACTTTTTCTTTAAAATCATCTAGAATATCAAAAGCGATTTTTTTACTGTCTTTTATTGAATTTTTATTTATATAACTATTCCAATCTTGATACTCGATCCAAGGATCAATAGCGTATACCTTTTTAATATTTTCTACTTTACTTAATATATTATATAAATTATATCCATTTAGAACCCCTATTTCACAACCTATTATATCTTTATTTAAATTTCTTAAATATTCTATTAATCCTGGGGCTGATATTTGATTTTGAGGAATGCTTCTCATTATTTTTTCCTCCTACATGTCCAAACGCATTTGTTGAATTCTTCTTCCATAAAATTCTCTAATCCATAGTAATCGCAAGCTGGTTGAACGTCTGAATTTTTAGTTTCCAACCAAAACCAAATTTTATTTCGTTTATTTTCTTCGAATTTTTCTTCATTGAACGAATAATCATGAGCAAAAATAAAATCTCCTTTTTTAAGAAATTGAGAAAAAAAGTTAAACTCTCTTGGTTTATCACCACCGTCGCAAAAAATAATTAGTTTTTGATTTTGGATTATGTTATTAATGAAAGCTATTGTTTTAAAAGCAAAAATATCTCCTTTATGAAATGTCACATTCTCGCATTTTTCTTTTAGGGATTCAGATACTTTTTTGTCTGGTAAAACAACATCTTTTTTTTCGATCATAAACTGTCTTTTATTTAACGTTAAATCTTCTATATCAAATGTGTGAATTCCATTAGAATTCTTTCCTAATGCAGAATCAGCTAAAATTTTAGTAAGTCCGCCAAAATAAGTTCCTATTTCTAGAATTATATAATTTTTGTTAAATTCAGAGTTTATGTTCCGATAAAATTGATCTAAGGTATTAAAAATAGTCTTTACTTGAGCTGTTAGAGAATCTCTGTAAATAAAATCTAATGACCCAGAAGTTTCATATGAAATATAAGGATTGATAATTTCTCTATAATTTGAATTATTCATTTTTTATAATTACTCTTTTATTATGAAAGCCAAAAGTTTTTATTGTTGAAAAATCAGAAAAATATTGATTTTCATATTCTTTTTGTTTTTCATTTTCTATTGAAAATCTTGCTGCTAATTCTGGCGGCGCAAATTTAATTCCTTTTTCTTCGAGTTGTTTTTTCCATTTTCTGCAAATTAAAGCGTCCTCTTGATAAGGTTTATTCCAATATTTTGATAAAGAAGCGTCATATTTAAAATCTTTCTGGAGAAGAGATAGAAGTTTTTTGCTTCTTAGTGTGAAACCGCCGTTTCCAACTCTTGAATCTTCTGTCACTTGTGGATCATCTTCTAAATCTACAGGCCACAACGCGCCAATATAATCATAATTTAAAAATTCATCTGCCCAAGCTTCAGGATTTATTACGAATCCATCGTATTGAATATGTAAAATAAAATCAGTATCAATATACCGATTAATTCCTTCGATCATGAATTGATTATATTCATAAAATGAACTTTCTCTTCCATATAAACATTCAACAAATGGATGTCTGAATCGTTCGCAAGAAAAAACTTTAACTTTTTTAAAATTACATAATCTTCGAGAATGTTCAATAGCTGTTAAAGAAGGCTTAAAGAATTTCTTTAATCCGACAAAGCAAGTTAATGTAACATTATCTAAATTTAACATTTTACTTTCGATTTATATAGAACAAAATAGTGAGTTTCATCATTTAAAGAGTCCATTTTATCATCTGACCACATGATCGGCTGCCAAAAGTTAGTCGATCTTATCAAATGATGCATATTCAATCCGCCCATTTGCATTTTAAAATTTCTTAAAAAATCATTATAGCTTCTTGTCCAAGAAAAATAATATTTACATCTAAGCGCAAGATTCATTAAATAAGCTAAAGCTTCTTGCGGCGGCATATACTGAAACACTGTTGTTTCATAAAGAAGAGAATAATCATTATTAATTTGATTGAAGTCATCTAGCAAAACATCTTGTTTATCGGCCTTATTCTTGTATCTCGATATCATCTCTGGAAGATCAAATCCATGAACTTCTTTAAAAATAGATTTAAGATATTTTTGATTTCTACCAAAACCAACTCCGAAATCTAGAACTTTATCAAATGATATCTTATCTGATAAGTAATTAATATATTCTTTTGGAATTTCAGTGTGAGATGAATATTCACCTGTTTCAGCATTCCAAGAATTATTTAAATCTTTAGCTAAAACATTTTCTTCGGATGTCGCCGCGAAATTCTTCCAGTAATCTTTTTGATAATTTAAATCACTCATCTTTCTTTATTTCTGATAGTTTTGTATAAATCTTATTATTTTGAATGGCTACAAGATTAGCAAATACACATCCATCTTTTTTATTGCCTTTAATAACAACAATTTCATTCTTTTTAGGAGTTTTTCCATTCAACTCTAGACATTCTTCAAGCTTGGTATTAAATATTTTCACATTTATTATATTTGTTTCATCATAAATATCCATCGTCATATACTTATTTCCAGCTTTAGAAGTTCTTGTTTCGGAATCTTCTTTGAGACGGCCAATAAATTTGACTTCGTAGTTTTCCGGCAATCCTACAATGTCATCGATAGCAGACAATTGAACGTTAAGTTGATCCTTAATGATATCCTTTAACGATAAACCATAAGTGTATCCAAGAAGTTTATTCTCGTAGAACCAGTTAGCGAACTTCTCAGATTTTTTATTCTTGTCATAAATTTCAGCATACTTAGCAGATTTGGTTCTAATGGTCTCCATTCTGGACTCTTTGATATAAGGCTTATTCTTTTCATCCTTCTTTTCGCAAATATGCCGAAGAGTTTTAACTAGATCATAATCAAATTGCGCGCCATAATTAATACAGAGTTTCTTTTCTTTTTCTGTCAGAGTGTTCCAGAGTTGAGCTTCATAAACAACCTTCGTTCGAGACTGCTTGAATCCTTCCAAAGCGCCCGCCTGAATCAAAGCGCAAAGAATGCCAAGATTTAATCCTGCTTCATTAGCTGTATTGAAAATCTCGAACTTATTTTGGAAAATACCAATAAAATCATTCAGTTTGTCAATAGACTTATCTGAGATTCCTTTGATTGAAAGAAGTCCAAATCGGATATCATTTTCTTGAATGCTAAAGTCTTTTTGAGACTTGAGAAGATGAGGCGGCAGTAGTTCAATATTAAAATGCCGCATCTCTTTATGAATCTTAGATATTTCAGCAATAGGATCAGGTTCATGTCTTGTCATTTTAAGAAGAGACAAGAAGAATTGCTGTGGATATTTAAACTTGAGATAAGTCGTAATAGATGCTAGCGCCGCATAACAAGCTGAATGAGAATTGGAAGAGACAATTCCTCCAACATAAAAATTATGATCTTTATGCTTTACTTCCAGATCAATTGTTTTTTTAATTCCAATTGGTTTTATTGAAATTATTTTTTGTTTTTTAACAGTTTTCATAATTATAAAAATATTAATCCGTGAGAATATTGTATCCTTTTTTTATAATTTCTGCAAGTGGGCGCATCACTTTATCTTCGCACAGTAATTTATGTTCTAAAGATATTTTTAAAGTTCTCCCGTCTTCAAGCGTGATTTCATATAACTCTTTTTCATTTGCCATTACGTCTAAAACATCTACAAAATGATTAGAATCTTTATCTACATTATAAGCCTTTACCATATCGCCTATTTGCACATCTTTTAGCATTATTTTACCCTTGTTCTTCTCCTCTACTAATTCTTCCTCAAAGACGCATTTATTAAATGAATAATTAGCTGAATCTTCCAAGACTTTCCAGAGAATATCGCCTGCTTCTTGTGGCAGTTTATTCTCAATAATCTTATCTTGAATTTTTTGCTTCCATTTCTTGACTTCTTCGACTTTCTTCTTACCTACGATTCGGCGCAGAATTTCTGCTTCATCGAGAGAAAAACCTATCTTTGTAGCCATCTTCATCAACTGCTCTTGATAAAGTGCGACGCCTCCAGTGATTTTTAGAACATCGTCAAACAGGCTATGAATGCTTTCATATGTCTCTGTATTCGTATAAAGAGCATACTTATCAACGAACTGCAAAGCTCCGGGTCGAGCAAGAGCAAGAACGCCGCTTAATTCTTCCAAATTTTTAGGTTTTACTTTCTTTAATACTTTAAAGTTAGTATCAGCTTCAATCTGAAATAAACCATGAGGAGTTCTTAGTTCCTGTAAATTCTGATAAATAAAAGAATCATTTACATCAATATCTAGTAGATTAATTCCAATATTCTTACAAACATCATCGACAACTGAAACGCCTCGAAGACCAAGAATATCAAGCTTAATATTAAATAATGTAACCCAATTCATATCAAATGACGATACGACACTGCCGTCAGATGATCTTTCAGTTGGACATGATTCTAAAATATTATCATAGCACAAAAGAACGCCAGAAGGATGCGCGCCTTTATTCTTGATTAGATCTTTAAGCTTTTTGGCGATCTCATAAATCCTAGAGTTTTCATCGCACCATTGCTTGAATTCTGGCACTTCTCCATAAGCTTCTTCAATATCTTTAACTTGTCCGAATACTTTTGGAATATGACCTGAGATTACAGTCATTTCGGACTCTGGCTTTTCATCTACAACTTTGCCGCATTCCTTAATCAGAAGTTTGCTGCTAAGAGTATTAAGAGTCAGAATTTTGGCTGTCTTGCCCTCGAACTTCTTCTCCAGATACTCTAGAACTTTATGTCTTTGATAATAACAAATATCTAGATCGACATCAGGAGCAAGCGAGCCATCTAAATATGTAACCCCATCAACAACCTGTTTTCTTGATCGAGATCTAGAAATAAACCGTTCAAAAAAAAGACCGTATTTTATAGGATCAATTCGGGTAACATTGCAAGCGAATAAAACTAAACTTCCTGCGGCAGAGCCTCTTCCAAGGCCAGTTGGGATTTTATTAACATGACAAAAATTTATAACATCCCAAACTAAAATCAAATAGTCAGTAAAACTTAATTCATCTATAATAGACAGTTCATAATTTAATCTATTTATATATTCTTGAGAGAATAAATTTTTTTCTTTTAATCCATATTCACATAAAGACTTCAAGAAAACTAGATTAGAACAATTGAGGTCTGCGCCGATCTTCTCTTTATATTTATTTTCAATTTCAAATGAAGGAAGTCTAACTCCGTGAAGATCAAGGTTTAGATCTGAGAAATTATCGTAAAAATTCATATATCAATCTGATACTTAAGTTTATTCCAGACTTTTAGATTTAATTTGAGATCAATAATAGCGTCGTGAAGTCTGTCATATTCATGTTCAATGCCATATTCTTTTCCGAGACTTGTAAGATTTGTCTTGACACCTTTTCGCCTCGCATTTGCTAATCTGTATTGATATTCAATAATAGAATCATCTTTCTTTGGCGGTTCGCCATACTTAATACCTTTGGCGACACAATTTGTGTCTATTATCTTTTCAATAAAATGCTTCCAAGGTTTATCGTATTTTTCGCATAATCCTTTAATAAGATAAAGATCAAAATTTAATACATTGTGGCCGACAATCTTAAAAGCCGAATTCAACCAATCATACATCTGATCAAATGCTTCTTTGGGATTAATTCCGAGTCGATTGACTTTATTCTGATCATATCTTGTAATCTTCGCAGCTTCATCGCTTATCTTGAGAGAAGTATCCCATTTAAGATACATGTCTTTAGAGTCTGTGATTTCATGCCCAATAACTTTCAGCATAGAAATCTGCCAAGGTAAATTATTAACAAGATTTAAGCAAAGGTTGAAAGTCTCAACATCGATGAATACGAATTCATCTTTATTATTAAATCTAAGTAGATGGTCGTCCATTTTATTTATTATTTAACCAATGTTCAACACAAAAAGTATCACTAGCCATATGTTCAAGATTTGGCTTATTAAGAGTTGTTCTATTATTAATGCATCTAAAAGTAAGATAAGCTAGAAAATCTTCTTTTTTATGATAGAAGATGCTCTGAGTTTTTTGAACCTGATACTTATCTTTTGCGTAGTGATTTACTTTAGCCTCAAGTATATAGTCGGTCGGCAGGTTGTTATCTTCAACAAAGAATATAGGACTAAATGACGAAAAATCAGGTATGCATAGATGACTGCACAAAGTATTATTGTACAGAAAACTATCGTAGAAAGGAATAGCGACCAATAAATCGTCACTGTAATTGTCATTAAGAAGTTTGTAATCGAGGCGAGGCTCATAGTAGAATCCTTCGGTTGATGCGACTGTAGAAAGTTTAATTAATTTTTTATAACCCTTAGAGTTCTTAGGAAATATAATAATCTTCGAGTTTTTCTTTAGCGAAGCTTCGGATTTATCTGCAATGTCTTCACAAATTGTAATTCGAAGACCGAAAATTAATTTTGTTTTTAAATCTTTAGCATAAGTATATGCTTGCAAAAAACCAGATAATGAATCATCGACAATGGTTATTTGAGGCAGATCATATTCTTTCGCAAGAGAAAAAATAGAAACCGGCCCCGAGCTGGTAAGCGGAGCCGGTTTTTCCAAAGTCAAGATAGATTTCCCTACAGAATAGTGGGATTTAAAAAGGCCAATTCGATCCACGAAGCTATTTTACCTCAAAAGTCAAAGTTGTCAACCTTAATCTTCTTGCTCTTATGAGCTGGACAGCCTGTATAAGTCTTCTTTTTAACTGTGTATGATTTATTTAAATCTTGCGGCAGATTATCTATAAAATAATTCTTGATAAAATTGCCAGATTCATCTGTTACTTCGTAATATTCAAAAGGCTCATAATATGGACACACCCATGTTTTTCCAGCTTTGCATAGCCATTTTTTGTCGTCGTTGTGAGCGGCGAAATTTGATACAGCAGCTTTTTCAGTAAAATTTTCAGCAATATTATATATATACTCTAGATATCTTTCGTATCCATTTAACTGTTCATCAGTGATAATAACTTCTTGAACTGGTTGTTTTGGAAATCTTAGAAAAATAAACTGAGTAACTACTTTCTCTATCTTGTTAGCGATTTCTTTAAATTTATTTGATTTCTTAGAAGCTAAAGTATAAGTCAACGCCTGAATGTTTGCAGTTAATTCATCATCTTTGAACTTAGCTTTGCTGCTTTTATAATCAACAATTTTAAATACTTTATCTTTGGGATAAAATCCATTTTTGTCGATAAAGCCTTTTATTTTGTATTTAGGATTATCGTTTTCAATAAGAAACTCTTGTTCAGCTTCTCCGAGTTTAGCTTTGCTCAAAAAGAAATCTTGAGATAGACCAACGACGATCATTCCGTCTACCATTTCATAATTCTTATCGGTATAGATATTAAGTTTTTTCATATGCTTAATAACTAGTCGATCTATTGCGGGACTTCCTTTTATTGAAGCTCTTTTATCAATTTTAACAAAATGCTCTTTGTGTCGAGGATTTAAAAGCAATTCAAAAACAAGGTGGCACACGGTTCCCCTCGATGCGCCGTCGTTTGACTTATCAGGAAGCTTAAGGTGATAATTACACCAATAAATCCAAGAGCATGTTTCAAGAGTTTTAATTCTTGAAGCCGATAATATTAAATCTTTTTTCTCCACTCTGTTATTTCCTCAGTTGTCATTTCTCCGAAATCTTTTTTATTAGGCAGATTTATTACGACTTGATTAGAGTCAAAGAATTTAGTTAATTTATTGTAAGCTTTTTCTGCCGCTTCATTACCAGCAGAATTTTTATCGCAATCGTTGTTGAAACTTATTCTAATCTTCTTTACGTCTAATTTCAATAAGAAGTTTATTATAGATGTAGAAATCTCTAAGCCGAAAGAAACTACTACATTTGTAATTCCGGCGTTGAAAAGAGCCAAGCAATCACCGATACTTTCTACAACAAAGACTTCTCTTGAATCTTTAATTTGTTTAAGAGATTTTTTAGCTGGAAATACCCAAGTAGATTTAACCCCAATATGTTTCCATTTTGGATGATCTTCCCTGTTTAGAATATCTCTTCCAGAAAATCCTACTATTTGATCTTTGTTATTAAAAATTGGAAAGACGTATCGGCCAGTCATCTTGCCAGATCCAGCGACCCCGCCTTCAAAAGAAGATACAATATCTTCTGGAATATTTCTATTAAGCCAATAAGAATGATCTTTCTTTAACTTAAGAAGCATCTCTCGATCAAATATTTTTCTTTCTACAATCTTCGGCTTCTTCTCTTCTTTTCGTTCGATAGAGATATTTCTTTGAGAAACCCACTTTTTTACTTCTTCTGGATCTTTTAGATTTAAAGATAATTTAATTAAATCTTCTAGAGAGCCTGTTATTCCTCTACTAAAATCAATAAATCTGCCAGAATCTTTCTTTACTGCTAGAACTGTATTATTGTCCGAGTCTCTATAAATCGGACGCATTCTATATTCTTTTGGATTTTCAATGATGTTTGAATATCCAAGATCAATAAGAATATCTTTAACACTTGTCATAGAGTGTCTCCGTCTTGGCTTTGTTTATCTTTAAGTTCGAATTGTTCATTTTCTACTTGAGCAATATCATTCAAAGATCCTTTTTCTTCTACATTGAAACTTTCTACTTTAAAGTTTAAGAAGTTATTTTGATATGTAAATTCTCCATTAGCGTCTCTTCGCTTGACAAGATCGTGATGTCCAGCGGCATCTCTTCCTTGAAATCTTGTTTTGATAGGAACTAACTTGTGCGTTCCGAACTGATCGCCATCAGTCGCAATTTCATCTAGAGTTTTTCTACGGAAGATTCCAACGAATGAAGCAAACCATTGTAGTCGATCTGACAAAGCGATAGCAGAACTATCGTCTATAACCATGTTGCTCTTCCTGTTAAAATTTTCTCCTGATCGATTCATTTGCATTGCCGTAATAATAGGGCAGCAAATTTCTTCTGAAAGTTTCTTCAGCTTATCGATTTTATCGCCGATGGCTTGATGCTCCGCCCAGTTTTGACTAATTTTTTCTCCAGTTAATTTAACATAATCATAGGCGACAATACATTTATTTCCTCTTCCTACTTCCTTGTAGTACCATCTCTTGACCATTGAACAAATTTCATCAATGCTTTTATTACCTACTCTGAGATAATAATATTGATAATTAGCAACTTTCTTTAAAGCTTCGCGTACTTTCTTTGTCATCTCCGCATTCTTACGCCAATTTCCTGTTTCAACATACCACATTGGAACACCAGAAATAGAAGAAACCATACGAAACTGCATCTCTTCTTGGCTCATTTCTGTATCAAGAATAAGAGCTTTAACGTTATTCTTGAGAGAAGTCTTCAGGCAAATATCGTTAATCCAAGTCGTCTTGCCTTGAGCAGGACGAGAAACAATAGCATAAATATTACCGGGTCGTAATCCACCATACAAACGATTGAATTCAGGATATGGAGTCAATAGTCCACTATCATCTTGAATATTATTTCCTCGCTCTTCGATCTTATAAGCTACATTCTCAAATAGATTAGCTGGTTTTTCATTAACTTCAATAGAGGAAACTTTATCTGAATATAATTTGTCGCAATTTAAAATAAAATCTGTAACAGTTTCTTCATTAGCTTTTTGGGCTAGATTTTTTAACTTATCACCAGTTTCGAACATTTCTCGACGAATACGAAGTCGAATTAATTCTTTTGCTGCTTCAAGTGTCGCGCGTTCATTTATTTGAGTAAAAGTAATACTCTCGATATAATCAAAAATATTAATCTCATCTTTAAATGCGACGCCAAGATCCTTGATCTTTTGAGCGATAAGAACTTTATCTATTTCCTGCTTATTAAGATAAGAATTCTTACAAACTAAGAAAATAGTTGAATGAACTTCATTATAGAAGTCTTTCTCAGTCAAGAAATTAACTAACTCACAAAGAATATCTTTATTCTTAAATATTCCTGCAATAACATGCTTTTCTACTTGATAGGAAAATATATTCATATTTCTACGTCAAACTTCTGAAGGATAAATTTTGGGGACAATACTTTTAGATCTTCTTGTTCTAGTTCAATAAATTTAAATTCATTCTTCATCAACCATTCATATTTTTCATAATCTCTACGAATAGAAGAGAGATATTTAGCTCTGGAGTTATTATGAAAGAATTTATTAAAAGAAGAATGTTGAGCGCCATTTACTTCTACAGCTATCTTGCGAGTTGCATTGATAAAGTCAATCTTCATTCTCGTTCCATAAACAGGAAACTCTTCATAAACAATATGATTTATCCAATATTGGCGCAAAAATTGTTTAATTTGGAACTGAAGATTAGACTTGGATTTACTATTCCAATCGACGCGGTATTTACTGACATTTTTACTGATCAGTTTACCTGTTATGGAATATAATCTCATTTCTTAAAAACTCTATTGAACTTGTCAAAAAGATGTTGAGTTAGCTTTTGATCGTTCTCTAGAAGTTTTCTAAGATTATCTACACCTTGAATTTGTTTATTGATCTGGAAACCAGCTTCGGTCAATTCTTTGAGAAGATCATCACAAATTGTAATCCAAGCCGTTTTGGCTTCAATCATCTCCCAAGCTTTTAGTTGTTCAATAATTTCATATTCAATCCAAATACTGTTTCCATTTTCTCTGCCGTACTTAATAGGATATCGAACTTCAATTCCTGTCTTCTCGTTTGGAGTCTTGCGGAAGACAATCTTACACCAGTGTCCAATTGGAGTTTTTCCATCTGTATCAAAAATAACATCTTTCTGATATCTTTGCTGAAATTCTAGAATCCAATCAGAATAATGAAGCGCGGCATTTCCACCAGAAGCGTTCGTGACTTTAGGATCACCTTTTTCATACGGATTAATCTTGATCGTCGAACGTACTTGAGAAATAAGAAAACAAATATGCCCCTTTGTGGAGAAATAATTTGCCATCTTTCTCAAGAAATTAGATGTCAACAGAGCGCCGCCAGCAGTTTTATCAGCTTCGTTCGCTTTCTTTTCAATATCGTTTCTTGGAACTAGAGAGTCTAAAGAATCAATAATGAACATATAAAAATGGTCATCAGGATTAATCTTTGTAACGTCTCTAATCAAATCAATAACAAACTCAAAATCATTTGTTGGAATAATTTTAAATTTCTCAGGATTTGTGTCTACTCCTGATCGAGCTACAATTTCTTTCGAAAGTCTTCCTTCGGCTTTGATATAAACAACAACGCCATTTTCAGGATGAACTTTCTGAAAGTTCCTAGCGAATGCTAGAGCGTTAGAAGTTTTTCCGCCTTCTGTTATTCCAGTCGAACGCACTACTCCGGGACGAATTCCTCCGCCCATTTCCATATCCAATACAAGACTTCCGCTGCTAACGACGTATTCTACTGGATTGTCATAAGCGAAATGATATTCTGAATTTTCTTTCAGATATCTATCGAGAGAGGTAAGTTTGGATGAAACTGTGTTCGAGTCTTGGTTTTTTGGAGGTCTACCCATAAAGTAAAAAGTCTTTCAGAGAAAGGATTTTCTTTTCTGGCGAAACATCTTCGCCTACTTTCTCATCTTGGAGGATAACACGATTTTGCGGCAAGTCAAGATTTTTCTTTTTCTCTTCTTGAAAATCTTGCCATTTGCTTTTCATGAAATCCTCAAACTGATACTTTATTATACTGAAATTATCAGCTTTTATAAAGTAGCAGAGAGAAGTTACTTGAGTTACTTCTACAGAATCCCAAAACTCTTGATCTCTTGAAATTTGTCCTAGTTTTTTTGCTAATTTAATTTCCATAGGGTAATTTACTTTTACCCCTTCAGAAATAAATCTACCTATTAAATAGGTTTCGAAACTTCTATATTCTATTGTTTTATTATTCTTTACCGCTGTATACTTCTTTTTGGACGAACTCAATGATTTCTTTTTCATTTTCAAGCAGATTTGGAGTTTTTAAAAGTTTTAAATGTCCGTCTTCCAAATATGGATCAATAAACATTTTATCTCTGTATTGATCTGGGTAATCTGGAACGATGAGATATGTTGGCATTTTACGCATCAAAGTCAAGGTCTTAAACGCGCTGTCTGCCGCAATCATTTTTTTACAAAGTTTAACATGACTTAAATTAACCCAAATATTATCATGATTAACTAGACAAATATTAGGCGCAAATTTTAAATCTTCGAATATGCTTAATTCCTTTTTAGATCCAAATAAAAGATAATTCTTATCGTCTCTGAATATTTTTCTTGCGATTTTATCAGAAATATTCTTAGATGATCTTTGAAGTTGGTTATTTGCGCTCTTAGCGAAATCACTTCCAAAGGGATGAATACCAATAATTTCGTTATCGTTATCGAATGGGCTTTCGACTTCGAAAGGATCTTGTATTTGAAGATATTTATTTCTTGGGCAATCTAATGTTCCGGTTCTATCTATTTTACATAGAGTTGAATTTAAAGAACTGAGATCATCAAAATAATAATACTTAATTCTATCACTTTCTATAAATGGAGAAAAAAAGTCGCCAGCGCCTTTGAAGTGCGTGATGACTAAAAAGTTAAGACTTTTTATAGGTTTAGCTTGATTTACAATGTCTACACACTGTAAAAAATCACCTATTCCTCCAGTAATAATAAGAGTTTTTATCTGATCGGACATACTCCGCCCTCGCACTCCACTCCTTGAATCATTTCTCCTGTTCCAATTTTAACAGAGGAAAGAGGCTGAACCTTAGCGGTCGCCTTGAGATACTCTTGCTTAGAGATTTCTTGGTAGGGAGCTTGCTTAAATCCATGCTTTTGACGAAGAAGGAAGCTAACAGATTTAATATTATTTTTATAATTATCCTTAAGCCACTTCTTCAGATCTGCTAATTCCTTCTCTTCATAATAAGCTGTTACAGAAACAGCGTTATCAGACCAAATATTCTGTAGCTTCTTGACCATTTCAAGCTGCTTAAGAACACTCATGTCTTCTGCTAGAATTGCTCCATCAGGAGTTTCACACGGGAAATAAACGACAACAGTATCTCGATTTTCGGAACCATCAAAATTCAATAGATATTCAACATGATATCCTAGATCCTTACAAATCTGAACAAGATTATCGCTGCTGCTCATACGAACAGTTCGCATGTAATACTTGCTGTAAGCAGGATGTACTCCGGGCGTTGCTCCGCCTAGAAGACTTAGAGTTCCACTTGGCTTGACGGTTGTAAGCTTAATACTTCTGCTCCAATTTCTCTTCGCGCTCCACTCCTCGTCAAACTTACGAAGAGCCACATAGCAATCATCAAGCCAATCAACTTTATCTAAAGATTGACAGATACCAGTAACACCAAGACCAAGGCGCATATTTTTATGCACAATTTCATTTGTCTCTTCATGAATAAACGGAAGAGCCGCGATAGCCTTTTGAGTCTTGTAAAGAAGAATTGCACAGCGGCTTAACTCTTCCTTTGAAGTAATATTATTTAAATAAAGTTCACAAAGATTACAGCATTCATAATTTGACAAGGAAATTTCTCCACATGGATTTGTTCCTTCTACGGTATCTACATCTCCGGGATATAGATTATTATCCTTCATTAAGCCATCTTTTGTTCTTCCGTACTTTTGGCTTAAAGGAAGATTGAAAAGACCATATGGCTCGCCATTAGCAAATCCTGTTTCTTTATTAATAATATAACCATTTGTCCAGAATTCATCCATCAAATGAGTATAATCATCAGCATAAATTGTATTATTACTCATTGCGCGCCAATTAGGAACATTTCCTGTTCCCCAATTCTTGCCTCTTAGATAGAGAATATCATCTGGGTCACCGATAGCAATTTCTGCGCTTCTGCGAACATTACCAGCAACAACTACGCTGCCAATAATATTACAAATATCAAGGACATCGATAGAACGAAGTTTCTTACCTTCTCTTGCTTGAAAGATCTTAGTAATCTTTCCAATACCATCTATAAGAATCTGAGGACCGCTTGCCTTTCCTCCGAATCCATTGATTGGCTCGCCGTATCCGCGAATTAAAATTGTAGAATAGGAAAAAGACTTTCCGGAGACATAGAAAGCGTCTAGTACATTGGAGAGAAGTTTTACCCAACCTTCTCGACTATCAGGAACGATATAATCTGCATCTTTTGTAGCTTGGTGTTCTACGCTAACTCCCTTTTTAATTTTCGGAAGTTCATGAACATCTTCTCTGCGAATACTGTAACCAACTCCACCACCAAGCATTAGGTTTTCAAAAAGGAACAAAAAAGACTTTGGATGATTCATTTGAGCGAACCAGCAATTTCCGGTGAGAATATTCCCTTCAATCACAAATGAACGAGTATCTGGAACTTCCGCACAATAAACCTCTTCTTCAATCTCTGTAAGCTCATTTGAAATAACTTTAGCCCAGTTATTATAATCTCTTTCAAATGCATCTAATTTAGAGCGGTGATCATTCCTGATGATCAGATGATGTGGATTATCTGAATTATAAAATGCGATAGACCATAATTCGCTGGACTCACATTCTGAATCAAAAGGATTATAATCACGCTCAAGATATGGTTCTGAAGTTCTATATCCAAGAACAGCAGCAATATCCCTAGCAAATTCTAATACATCTTTTTTACAATTAAAAAGACGAATTCGACCATTACTTTTATTAACACTTCCATCAGCAGCAATCCATCCAGCTAAAAATCCTGAAAGATATTGTTTATTTTCATTAATATCTGGAAGCTGTTTATAGTAATTAGGCATTCCAGCATATCTTACATGTCTAGAATTTTCAGGATTATTCCAAGATATTCTATTCAGTGAAAAATAATTTTTGCATTCATCATATGTATTATCAATTAAATCAATAATTGATTCATATCCATTACAAGAACCATCTCCAAATACAAGTCCATGCTGAATTCCCTGTGGACTCATTTCTTTAGAAGCATTTTTCCCGCGAACAACGGGAACTTTATCGCCAATATTTAAATTATGTGTAAAAACATCAGTAGAGTTATGATTTCTATCAAGAATCAACCAGCGATGCTCTGGAGTCGAATAAATAGTAGAAACATTTCCATTCTTATCTTCAAAAACTGTTTTCATCAGCTTTTGCTTTCCATAAGATTTAAATGGAGCAGTAACCCATTTTCCATTTTTTGTGACTATTTCGACATTTTTACCAGCTAAATCACCAATTTGTTTCCATCCTTGACGAGTAAGAACTTTTGTAGAATACCTAAAACAATTAAGCAAAGAATTAGCTCCAAATCTTTCAACAGTTGAGGTTCCAAGCTGCCAAAGCATTCGACCCGCGAAGTTGCACTTTAAATTAAATACATAATCATAAAGCTCTTCTGCTTCTTCCTTTGTGTATTGTGCGCCAATTTTTTGAGCGCCATTGATACAACGAGCAACTGTTTCCCACCACTCTTCTGTCGAACCGTCAGCCTTTAGGCGAGCGTAAGTTCTCTTATATACAACATAACCAAGACCATTAAAGCCCCAATTAGGTTGTTTGTTCTTGTATTGACTAATAAAGCTATCAGACAAAATCATGGTCTCGGACATATTATAATTATACGTTCTTTTTGTAAATTTCGATATCGAACTTTACCATTTTTTCCACTAGCTTGTCAAATGAAATCTTTGGATTCCAGTCTAATTCTTGTCTTGCTTGCGATGAATTTCCTAGTAGAAGATCTACTTCCGCTGGCCTATAGAATTTTGGATTGATTTTAACTAAATCTATTCGATATGGTAGTACTGGAGATGCAAGACCATATTTTTCATTTATGCCTTCTCCACTCCAAAGACCTTTGATTCCAGCAGTTGCAAAAGCTTTTTCTACAAATTCTCTGATCGAATGAGTTTCGTCGCTTGATAAAACATAATCTCTTGGTTTTTCTTGATTCAACATTCTCCAAACACCATCTACAAAGTCCTCGCTGTCGCTCCAATCTCTTTTTGAATCTAAATTACCAAGCTCAATTGGAGTAAATGGTTGATTGTTTTTAATAGCATGATAAATGCGAGCAACGCCTTTGCTGATTTTTCTAGTTACAAATTCTTCTCCCCTCTTAGTCCCTTCATGATTAAATAATAAACCATGAACAGCATATAAATTATAAGACTCACGATAAATTTTTACTAGATGGCGAGCGGAAGCTTTGCTCGCTCCATATGGGCTTCTTGGTCTTACTGGATGGAGAATGTCTTGTGGGCTATATTGAACATCTCCGAATTCTTCGCTAGATCCAGCAGAATAAAATCGGCATTTTGGTTGAAAACGACGAACAGCTTCTAGGCATCTAGCGACTCCAGTAGCATTAACATCAAAAGTTTGAAGCGGAATATCCCAACTACAACCGACAAACGATTGAGCTGCAAAATTAATAAAATAATCAGGCTGAATGTCTCGCACAAGACCATCTATGCTTATGCTGTCAGATAAATCACCATAAACTAATTTAAATCTTTTATTTTTAATAAACGATTGACAATTAACAAAATTTGGATTAGAAGTGCGACGAGTCATTCCAAAAATTTTTACCGTCGTGTTCTTCAATAGATATTCTACAAGATTTGCTCCATCTTGTCCGCTTATGCCGGTTATTAAAACTTTTTTTTCCATATATTATTTATTTTTTTTTATTATTTTTTTACACATTTCAATGAATTGTTCATTTGTCATTTCTTGTTTAGCGTAATTTATATCTTTATCTATCCATTGGACATTGGTAATAATATACCCTAAAGATGGATCAATTCTATCTAATGATGCGTTTCCATCATGAGTTTTTCTATTTGAATTAAATTTAAGATCTATTCCTGATAAAGCACATTTATAATTTTGTTTTTGAAATAAGATCCATATTTCATCGAGGGTTATTTCAAATTGCAAATTTCTTGATTCAGCTCCTCTTTTTAGAGAATAAAAGTAGCTTCCACTTATTTCACCAATCCCTTTCCATTTAGGATTATTAAATGTTTTTTGAAATTGTTGGCATCCACAACTTTTATAATTTCCTTTATAGACATTGTGAAATTTAGCTTCAAATATCCTACCACAATTAAAACATTGGCATTCTATAAATAATCTTCCATCTCTTACGTCTAAAGATTTTAATATCTTTACTCCTCCAACCTTTTTGCCGATATAAGAATTTATTGTACTTTTTCTACCCATATAAATAAATACACTTTGTTTTTGTAGATAGAAAGTATTTTTAAAAAGTATTTTTTAACAGATGCTTAGTCGTTTTCGTCATCTTGACCTAGAATTCCTGTAATTATAATATTCATTTATTCGACTGAAAACATTTTATTCCCAGAGACATCTCCTCTTGAAGGATCTTTAACGTGTTTCTTGCCGTTAGTTTTCTTGCTATAATCTTCGAAGAATTTTTTTTGAACTGGATCTGTTCCAGCGGCGCGCTGCCTTTTTTCAGATAATTCTTTTGATCGATCCATCAAGTCGCCTAACGTTTCTCTCTTGCCAGAAGTTTTATTCTTAAATTCTGATTCATTGAATGGATCTATCTGAGTATCAATATTAGACTGAGGAATAGTGAAAACACGTTCCCACTGAATACCGTCCTCAAAATAGACATGATTCTCGTTCATTGACTGAACGATTTCTTTAATCTTTCCAGTCTTAGGATTTTTAAATAAATATATAGGCATTAATATAAATACATTAAGTCAGGTTTAGTTTTTTTACCTACGTACAAAGAGTGTTCATTTTTGTGATTAAATAAAACTTTCTTTGCAAAATTATGCCAAGCATAAAATGATCCGGGCCAAGTTTCAATTACGTCATGAAATCCAATTAATCCGCCATTTTTAACAATTGGATACGATAAAATAAAATCTGACAATACATCTTGATAATCATGAGAAGCGTCAATAAAAACAAAATCAACTTTTTTATCCCCGAACTTTTCGTTCCAGTTTTTTAAAAATTCGTAGGAAGAACTTTTATAAAATGTTATTGTATCAGTTAAATTGTTTTTCTTGATATTCTCTTTGAACATGTCGAATCTGTAATCTTCTCGAAACCAATCGACTGCTATTATTTTACTATTTTTTTCTTTCGCCGCGAAACCCATTGCTGTTGCGGATTTTCCAGCGTCAGAACCTATTTCTAGAACAGTAGATTCTTCTGGAAGATTTCGGACTAAATTAAATAGATATTTTTCTTGCCCCGGAACCAAGAATCCAGCAACGGCATCGACTCTATCTTTGTAAAAATCGTATTCCATATTATATGAGTTTCAATATTTCATCAACTGTTTTAGCATAAGTAAACTCTTCTTGAAGTTTTAGTCCTTCAGTATTTACTTTATTAGATTCAACTCTTTTGATTACTTCTTCACAAGCTGCTACAAAATCATCTTCTTTATAATTAAAATATTGCCCTTGATTAATATCAGTTCCTTTCTTGAAAAATACATTGTCATAACAATCTATCTTTTCAGACAGAGGATTAACAAGAACAGAATTTTTTTCAGTAGCCCAAGTTTGATGAGCGTGAGCGTTAAGGATAACGCCATGCTTTCCTAAAGCAACAGAAGAGAATTCAGGAATAGACCATCCTTCTCCACTTGACATTCCAATAATAACATCAGCAGAATTTAAAAACTCATTATAATCTTCATTAGAGGGAATTCTTTCAAGATTATTAAAATTAAAATACTTCTTTCCTTCTAAAGCTTCATGTATAACTTTATCATTAATCTCCTTCGAAATAAATGAATTATAACAAGCTATTTGAAGAGAATATCTTTTATCATTGCCGAATCGTTTCAGCCAACTTTTAATAACTCGAATTTGATTTTTGCGCCGTTCTAGTTTGCCGCACAAATTAAAAGTAATTCTGCCATCATTGAAGAATTCTTTATTGACGACTTTAAAAGTATCAGCATCAAAACCAAGAGGAACATAAACAGTTTCGATCCCAATATCAGAGAAAACTTTCTGAGTATATTTATTCGTGAAAACTGTTATGTTACTTTTTGCTACATTCTTTTCAAAAACAGTAGGAGAATCAAGTTCGTAAAAAGAAATAAGAATCTGCTTTTTTGCAACAGATTCAAGGCCGCCGCTTAAATGCCACAGCTTAATAACAGGAACATCTCTTGTGTGAGAAGTTTTATACCTTTGGACGCAAGAGTTTAACCAGTTATTAAATTCTGAATCCTGTTTAGATGTGGACAAATCGACGTTTCCTATCGGAGCCAAAGAAGGGTTTAGCCCCCTTCGGTAGATCTCTCTCAAAATTGAGAGAGAAACCTGACCGAAGGAGACTGAATTGATAGGAACGTTAAGACAGAATTCCATTACAGAAGTCCATCTGAATCATCGGCGCTTTCAGCTTGCGCTGGTTTTGGAGCAGTGTTCTTAGTTTTCACTGGAGCAGAAGCTTTTTCCGAAGTTTCACCAGTGCCACTGCGATTTTCTAGAGGCAGAGACTCATAGATGCGAAAATCTGGCTGATTTTCGTTCTTCTTGTTCTTCGAAGAGAAGACGACGATCTTTGTCTTGGATCCATCCCAGTTAGAGATGTAACCAGTCAAATAAGTCTCGTTCTTTCCTTGACGCTTCCAAAGAGCGCCAAGTTCTTCGCGCTGAGTCTTGCTTGTTGTTGAGGGTGCAGTACTATTCATATATTTCTATTTTTTTATTTTTGATTTTACGTTTAAGAAGATTTATTCCTTTTTTGTGAAGGTTAAGAACAGTTTGCGTTGTCACACCAAGTTCTTCCGCGATGTTCTTCCACTTTACTTTGTAATCAGAATACTTCCTCTTGAAGACATATGAAATTCTTTCGTCAGACAATTCTGAAAAAATCGGAATAATATTATCCAGATTGATTCGGCTTTTATCATGCCGAAAGGCTTCCATAGATATTTCAGAGTCTATAATAGGCGAAATTTCTTCGTTGTCAATGAAGAATTTGTTCTTTGTGCTAGAAATTTTATTCAGACAATTAAAGCGCGCTTGATTTGCCAGCCATGTAGAAAATTTTACTTTCTTTTCTGGGTCAAAAGATGAAACAGAAGAGAAAAATACGTACATCTTGTCAGCAAGAATATCTTCTAAAGAATATCCTGATTTTCTAAGAGCGTTTGTATAACCATGACAGACTTTGTAGTATAAATTTTCATGTCGTTCCATCAACTCTCTAAAAAGATCGTTACTACTGTCTTCTTTTATTTTCAAAATTAGCTCATTGTCTGAGAATTTTTTAAAGTTTTTCATTTAATCTGAGATCAACAATAGCTCGATCAATATAAAAGTCAAGTTCTTTTATATCATCAACAGTGGGCCATTGAATAAAATAATCTGCACAAGCTTTAACTTTGGGGTATTGTATTCTTTCTTCTTCGTTAGGAAAGTCTATTTCCTTTCCAGTAACAGAATCGATTCTAGAAATATCAACCAAAGTCCCGCCAAGAACATTTTTAAACCAATAAACTTCATCTTCTGGATATTCATTGTATCGAATATCAGTGATGCAAATGAATTTCTTTTCCGAGTTGAGAATCCTGCTTTCCACTAGTCGCGTCCAATACGTTCCCGAACTTTCAGTTCGTTTTTGCTTCGCAAAAGAAACCAACTCGTCTCGAATGATTGTCTTTTCTTCTCTAGAGCAACTAATAACGTCAATACCATATTTTTCAAAAATCTTCCATCGAAGAGAATATTTTAACTCATCTGCTAAAGCGTATCTGACGAATGGAATTTTTCTAGACAGTAATGTGAAGAAAGTGTCTTTACCACTTCCAGCGATACCAGTAATACCGATAATTCTTTTACCGACTGCCAACTTTGATACATTTTCCATGAGTTGCGATATTAGGAAAAGCGAGCCATCTCTAATATGTAAGTATATTAGATTAAATATGACATTATTCAAGCTAAATCAGTTCTTCGCAGCCTATTTCGTAGGTTTTCAGCCCTCTGTGAGAGCCTAGCTAATAACTTGAATAAATTTTTACTGAACTAACGTTCGATTGAACTTCTTTTCTTGCGACTGCCAACTTTTCCATTGAGAGGAATTGAGGGGTCAGCTTTTTCGATCTCGTCTTGCGAACGCCGCCTTTTCCCGAAATAACGTTGGAGTTATTAGCTCCACTTGATCGACGCCTTTCTACGGGCCTGATGTCTCTTAAGGTTCATGCCGAAGATTTCCTTCGACAGGCTACTAATCGAACGGCGGCACTATACTAGGTCTCTGGGGTCTTGTCAAGGGTTTTCAAAAAATTTATTATGTAAGTTAAATTATATATATCTTTTTGCGTGATCGACGAAGGATCGCACACGGCAGACTCATCTTTGGCGATTTCGTTGCAGAACCAGTTGATCGTGTTGGCGACATCAAGCGCAACAGAATAATTTAATTCAACTGTTTGTTCGACTTGATTTAATTTTTTATTTAAAAAATAAATAGTATTTCCTTTATCTAATTCTGAAGAAATAATTTTAGACTCTTGGAGGTTAGAAAGAGCTGTTTTTATAGGCAAAAAATCATAATCATTTTCAAAAACACCAAGAAGTTTCTGACAGTCTTTTGGGTAGTTGAAATAATCAGAGGAAGAAAACCAATCAAATAATTTTATTGAAGCTTCGATTGTGGTCATTATAATACATTATATGGAATACGTATTCGAATCTATACATAATTATTTACAAGTCATTTTTTATTCAATTCTTATTGGATACTCTTCTTTCATCTGGCTTAATACAAATGCTCTTTATGAGTACACAAAGTATATTTTAAAGCCGACTAAATTGTATTTTAATTATGAGTCATTCTTGACAGAGAAGAATCTTGTTCTTTCTGTTTCTCAATATATTAAAATGACGCGAACAAACTTCGCGGCCAAGATTTTAACATGCCCTCTCTGTCTTACATTTTGGTGCTCAGTGCTACTTTTTAGATCAAAGGAAGCCATCGTTGCCGCTTTCATTTCCTATCTATCCTATAAGCTCCTAGAAAAATGAAACTAACAGTTAAAGATTTAGCGACGTTTGTAAAAAATAATCCACAGCATTTCAAGGATTTAGATCCTAAAATCCAAACTTATTTCAATAGATTACCAGTTCAATCTTGCGGAGTTTGCCCAAAAGCGGCTCAAGCTTTCAAAGATAATTCTTTAGATTTCAGCAAGTTTATTCTTTGCGATGAAAGCGTTAGAAAATTAATTGTTGACAAAAGTAAAATCTTATTAGATGATGTTGTCGAAATAGAAGATTTCAGTGTAAATAGTTGTAGTGAAAGCGATCAAAGTCAATAATTTAAAAATGAAAATCGCTGGACAAAAACTAACCATTTTTGATCCGTATGAAGACTTGTCTACCGAAGAAGCCGGGTTAATTGCCCAATATCTTTACAATGAAGGATTCTTTAAAAAAAAGAACATTACAATTATAATTAAAAATGAATCCAGTAAATGATAGTTTCTTAGAAAAACTTGAGAAAACTCACGAAAGCCTTGATTGGTTAGAAGAAAAAATTGAAGCAAATTTAAAGAAGTTAGAACAATTAGAAAATTGCGAAGAGGAAAATGAAGAAGAAATAAATCAAATAACAAATGATTTAGATTTCTTAATGGTTCAGTTGGGCAACGAAAAAGAACATGTCGAAAAGCTATACAGAGACTTTCTGGCTCAAATCGGAAAAATTGACCCAGAGTGACAGGTGTGTGACACAAAGCTGGCGCAAAAATAGTTAGAAGAAGAGGTAAAAACTTGGCATGATTCTTGCTATATAGTAGTTGAAAGTAAAAACATGAGCAACTATTTATCCAATTATCTAACTGATTATTTATCTGACTGGAACATTTACTATCTTAATAAGGAAGATGACAAGTACGTTTTGGAACTTGATCTTCCCGGATTTAAAAAAGATGAAGTTTCTATTTCTGTAGAAAATAAAAATTCAAACACTTATTTGCATGTTAAAGGCCAAACTAAACGCAGGTCTTATGAAAAGAAATTTTCTATCTCAGAAAAATTCGATTTACAAAACGTAAAAGCTTCTCTCGTAGACGGAGTTCTAAGAATAGCTATAAAACTAAAAGAAGAAGAAGAATCAAGAAAAAAGATTCTCATTGAATAAAAATTAAATAACCCCGCCAAGAGGCGGGGTTTTGTGTATAATAATATATATGCCAGTACCTCAACCTAGAAAAAATCAAAACGAAGACAAGTATATCGGAGACTGCATGAGCAATTCCCAGATGGGGAAAGATTTCCCTAACCAGAAGCAAAGATACGCCGTTTGCAAGAGCACTTTTGATCGCGCTAAGAAGGCTAAAGCATCAGAAGGAGATCAATCTGATATAAATTGGCTTGACATGAAGGATGATTCTTATATCATTCATTAATGTTTATCGCAGATAAAGTAACCACTCTTTGTCTTAATAAAAGCTGGATACCAATAGGAACTAAAACTGCTGGAGAAGCGATTAGTTCTTTGTTTTCTGGAAATTATCTCGCCGTTCATGTTGAAGAACAAGACGGCGCGCCTAATTTTTTTACCTATAATCTTGACGAATGGTTGACGTTACCAACCAAAAATAACGAATTGTATATCAATTCAGTAAGATTAAAGGTTAAAGTTCCAATTGTTATCGTCGCTAAAAACTTCAATCAAATACCTTTGGTCGAAACTAAATTGTCGTATCAAAGAATTTCAGAGAGAGACAATTATACTTGTCAATACACGGGCAAAAAATTCTCTAGAGAGGAAGCAAGAATAAACGGATCAATTGATCATGTTGTGCCCAAATCAAGAGGTGGAAAAGAAAGTTGGGAAAATTTAGTTTTTTGTGATAAAGATGTTAATCTAGCAAAATCAAATAAAACACCAGAGGAAGCTGGGCTTAAACTACTGAAGAAACCATCGTCTGTTGCTTTTAAAATTCCTATTTCTCTCACTATCAAAAATAAAAATAATAAATACTGGGATTATTTTATAATATAGCATGAATAAAAAATCAAAAGAAAGATCTTACAAGCAAATCGTAAAAATGGTGAATGAAATTGCCGAGACTTATGATTCTGTACAGATTTTTCTAACTAAACACTCTGACAAAAGTGAAACATTAGAAGATACTGAATCTATTTATTACGGCATAGGAAATAAATTTGCTATTTTAGGCCAAGTTAAAAGTTGGATAACTTTTGAAGAAGCAAAGATGAAAAGAATCGCGGAGTTAGAATTTGAGCTTGACAACGAGGATGAAGAAGGAGAAGATGAAGGAGAAGATGAATAATTCAAATCAACTTTTAATCCAAGTAAAAAAGCTTTCCGAAGACGCGCAGATTCCAACGGCAGGAACGCCGTTTGCTGCTGGATATGATTTGTACGCCGCGCATGATGGAGTAATTTATCCAAAAAATCGTAAGCTCATCAAAACAAATTTGGCTATTTCTATTCCTGCGGGTTATTATGGACGAATCGCGCCGCGTTCAGGTTTAGCCTTCAAGCATGGAATTGATGTTCTAGCTGGAGTTATCGATTCTGATTATCGAGGCGATGTTGGAGTTATTTTATTTAATTCTGATATCGCGAATGAGTTTGAAGTTAAAAAAGGAGATAGAATTGCTCAAATAATTATTGAAAAATGTATGTCGGCATTTTGGAGTGAAGTTTCTGAGCTAGAAACGTCCGTTAGAGCTGGCGGAGGTTTTGGAAGCACCGGGATATAAAATGTCGCGGCATTCTAATCTACCATTTCATGTATATGTAAATATACAGAATGGTTTTTTAGGTCCGAACATGCCTCATGGAGTGACACAAGGAATTTGGCACGGTATTTATTGCAGACCAAATCAAATCTTAATGTGTCACGTTCTTCTTGAATCAGGCGCGCATTGGAGTGGATTGCCAATTCACGCCTTATCTTCTTCTGAAGATTTCAAATATGGTAGTAATAAATTAATGCCTTGGTCCGCGATGGGCGAAGATTTAGATGTTTATCATATTAAATATTTAGAAGGCATAGAATGTAGTATTCGAGAACCGATAGAAGAAAAAGGAAGACATATTGGTATAATGATTGATTGGAAAGATGGTTTTAGTAGATATCCACAAGAACATAAACCATTAAATTTAATTGAATTAAGAAATGGTCAGTTTGGTTTATATCCAAATAATTTTATAACATATCAAGATAAGCATTTTGTTGAAAATCAAAGTAAAGAAAATTTAAAACTCTACAAAAGAGGAGACAAAGTATACTGGGGAAATTAAAATGATTAAAATTAAAACAAAATTAGACAAAAGCCAGATAGCAGGAATAGGAGTTTTCGCCGATCAAGAAATACGGTCAGGAGAAATCGTTTGGTCTATGAATAAACTTTCAGTGGTTAGAATTTCTCCAGAAGATTACAGAAATTTATCAGAAGAAGAAAAATCTTTCATTGATGAAAAAGATTATTATTGGATCGACAATGATGGAAGCTATATGATTCCCGCAGATGATAGCAGATTTATAAATCATTCAGAAAATCCAAACGTTATAGATAAAGATGATTACACAACAATTGCTGCAAGGGACATAAAGATAGGAGAAGAACTAACAATGAATTACAGAACTCTTGTTCCAGAAGAATATTGGCGTCCTTATTTTACAAATGAGATTATCTAAAATTGAATATGGAGCTTATTTAGCTCTTGCGGCGAGATCAAGGTCTGAAGATCATCAGACAAAAACTGGATGCGTGTTGTTTGATGAAAACTGGAGGACAGTCGGAACCGGATTCAACGGGTTTGCCGCTAAATTTATTCCAGATGAAAATTTATTTCTTGACAGATCTGAAAAATCAGATATCATTAGTCACGCTGAGATAAATGCAATTATAAATTGTTCAAAAACTCCCAAGTATTTATTTACAGTTTTAAGTCCTTGCGTTTCCTGTTCAAAAACCATTTCCGCCACAACTATCAAAGAAGTTTATTATATAAAGCAGTATAACAAGGGTGGCAAAACTCCTGACGAAAAATTTAAGAAGATTTTCGATTTATACGGGATAATATATAAGCAGATAACTCATACAGAGTTAGAAAATGTTAGAAATCAATTTCTAGCAGAAAAAGAAGCAATAGACATTTTTTTAAATGAAAATATTAAAGAGTAAATCGATTTACTATGATGATGTAAATTTAATCGCTCAACCTTCAGATTTAATTTCAAGACGCCATATTGAACGTGAATTACACAGAATTATTGTTTCTCCGATGCAAGCAGTTGTCGGAAAAACATTCGCTAGAACTGCTTATAATCTCGGCGTTTCTGTTGCTCTTCATCGATTCTCGACTCTAGAAGAGCAAATCAATACATATAAATATGTTGCAGAATCCATTTCGGAAAATAAAAAGAATAAAATTTGGTGCTCAATTGGACTGAATGATTATTCAGTTTTTGAAAATCTATTCGATCACGGCGCTAGGAATTTTATTATTGATATAGCTAATGGATATTTAAGTTCTGTTGAATCAATGTTAAAATGTTTGAATTATGATTATAAAGGACCTGAAACTTCCATCATGGTTGGAAACATTCATACAGAACAAGGTTTAAATTTATATAAAAATTATCATAATGTTTGGGTAAGAGTTGGAATCGGCCAAGGCAGCGGTTGTACCACGAAAGACCAAACAGGATACACAAGAGGCCAAATAACAGAAATCAGCGAATGTTATCATGATCGAATGAATGGTAATTATATAATTGCTGATGGAGGTATTCGAAACGGTGGAGATGCTGCGAAAGCTTTTGGCGCTGGCGCTGACTATGTCATGATGGGTGGATATTTTGCACATACAAATGAAGCACAAAATGTTATCGATGGCGTTTATCAGTTTTGGGGATCAGCAAGTCAAAAACAGTTAAATCTATCTGGCAAAAAGAAAAGTCATGCAGAAGGAAGAACTTATGACATCGATCAAAATAAACTCAGATCTTTGTCTGAATCCGTAGAAGAACTTTGGGGCGCAATTTCTTCCGCTGTATCTTATTCAGGATTTAAATCATTGTCAGATTTTATAGGAAGAGGAATATATGAAGTCAAAGAAAGATGATCCTATTTTAGAAGCTTGTAAAATACTTGATACTGATTATTCTGACTACGGCGGTAAAATAACAAGATGGTTAGATCCAGATGCTGCTTATCCAGATTGCAGTTGCGGTTGTAAATATTTCAATCCATTATATAATGATCAACACGATGGCGCTGATTTAGATTTTGGAGTGTGTTTGAATCCAAGAAGTAAAAGATATGGATTATTAACTTTTGAACATCAAGCAGGTTTTGGATGTTTTGAAGTAGAAAAATTAAGGTGAGATGGCGGAGCGGTTTAACGCAGAGCTTTGCTAAAGCTCCGTACTTCAAAAAAGTACCGAAGGTTCAAATCCTTCTCTCACCGCCAAATTTATTGGGGAGTTCGTATAATGGCTTATTACTTTCGCCTTTGAAGCGAGAAATGGGCGGTTCAATTCCACCACTCCCTGCCAATTGAAATGAATACAAAAAAAGAGCACACAATAATTCTAAGAAATTTAATCAAGGAAATTTCAACAATTAATCCTGATCAAAAAGCAAGCATCATCGTAAAAACGCTTGACAAGATGGTCTATTCCTGCTATAGTGAGATTTATAAAATAGCAGAACAACAAAGAAAAATAATGCCCGCTAAAGATGGAAAACACGGACATTGCTGCTAAAATAATTTCTCCTTGTATAAAAGAATGTAAAGTTAAAAATAATATCTGCATAGGTTGCGGCAGAAATTTATATCAAATTCAAAACTGGCTAAATTATTCACACGAAGTCAGAAGTCAGATAATGAAAGAGCTTTATGAACGGCAAAGGAAGTAAACCAAGAAATTGTTTCAGCAAAGAATTTAAAAATAATTACGACGCTATAAATTGGAGTAAAAATGAGACTAAGATCAAACGGAAAGAAGATTCTGGTATTCAGCGATCCACACCAAGAGGTGGACAAGCTGAATAAAATCATTGCCGCAGAAAGTGCGGATATTAATGTTTGCTTGGGTGATTGGTTTGATAGTTTTATTTATGATAGCGACGATGATTGTTCGAGAACCGCTAGTTTTCTAGCAGATTTTCTATCAAAACCGAACAACTATAGCCTTTGGGGGAATCATGATGTTCACTATTTCTTCAAAAGTAGCTTAATAAAATGCAGCGGCTACGAGAGAAGAAAGTGGCATCTTATCAATCAAGTTCTCGGAAAGAGGAAAGCAAATATCACAAATAAGTTCCAATGGCATATTTGGATTGAAGATTTTCTTTGTACTCATGCGGGTCTTCATCCTTTGGTTATTCCTGCTTTTTGCACTCTTGAAGAAAGATGTATTCAAAAGTATCTTGATGATGAATCAAAGATGATTACAAATCAAATTAAAGCTCAAGTTCCTTATTGGGCTTACAATGCTGGACTCTCAAGAGGCGGATCTCAAAGAGTTGGCGGCATTATTTGGCTTGATTTCGATGAAGAGTTTCAACCTGTCGAAGGATTAAAGCAAATTGTAGGACATACATTTAGATTTAGAAGTCAACGAGTTGAATCTCACCGTTCTGAAAACTGTGAAGATTTAACTAAAGCAAATAATCTCTGTATTGATACAGGATTAAATCAGTATATTACTTTTGCTAATGGTAAGATGGAAATTAAAAATTATAATGATCTATGAAAGATAAAGACGGATATTTGTTGCTAGAAAAAGAATTCACTTCTCGCGGCTTTAGTTTTAAACAAGTTAAAGATTTCGGAGATGGATGGATGATCTATGAGAAATCTCATAAAAATTATAAGCATAAAAAATATGAATTGATTAGACCCAAAAGGCAAGAAGAATACGTTTTTAACGGGAAGAAAATAGAAGCAAAATGGCTTTATCCCAACAATAATTCTTTTGGTCACACGGGTTTTGATTGTTGTTCGATGAATCATGCGGAGCAAAAGCATGAAGATATTCTAAAAAACAATCTTAAAAAAGAAGAAATGGAAGAAATCAGAAGTGAGGAAGTAAGAATTCCCACTAGAGATTTCACTATCAAAGAGTTCATGAAGGCAAATCCTAAACTGTCTTATGGATTAGCTTATGTTAAAGTTAAAGAATTGATAGATAATAAACAGATTAGAGTTTGCGGAGTAAAAGAAAATAAACGCGGAAGAGCAAGTAATTTATATAGTAAAAAATAAAAGTGACCTCAAGCCGCCGAAAAGGCGGCTTTTTTGTGTAAACATATATGTGCAATTTAAAAATTTGACAGTTTTAGCTTTAGCGTTAGTATTAACAGGATGTTTTTCTTCGTTAAGACCATCTAAAATTAATACAGATTCTCAAAAAGCACTAACAAAGCAAGAAGAAAAAGTTGATAAAATTTTAGATAAGATAGAGACAAATGATGCTAAAAATAATATTCAAACATCAGCTTTAACTTATGGAGTTCAATATTCACTATCTCAAGTAGAAAATCCTTCTATCGAAGTTGGCACAGCGAAAGCTCTTAATGAAAGAGTTATTTCTATTATAGGATCGCCAAAATTAGACGAAGCAAAAAGAATCAAGGCGACAGTAGATTTATTAAATTCTGAAATAATTGAAGAAAGAAAAAGGGGAGAATCATTACTCAGAGAAAGAGATGCAATAATAATAAAATTACAAAAAGAAAAAATTGATCTTGAAAAAGCTTATGACGATCAAGTCGATGAGATGTCTGATAAAGCGAAGGAAATAGCGAAACAAGCCGATGCAAATAAGTCAGTTATAGATACAATGGGCGGTTTGATGGGTTTGAACGCTGTATTTTGGGGATTAAAGAAATTCTTTCTTAGTTCTTTAACAGCAATAATAATTTTCTCTATACTATTTTTAATATTAAGAATTGCCGCCATGAGCAATCCATTTGCCGCCGCCGCATTTTCTATATTTAATTTACTAGGTTCGTTGTTTTTATCCCTTATCGAAGCTTTAACTCCTCAAGCTTTTGAAATGGCGAAATATGTTCCTCAAAAAATCAGTAATGAATTTAAAGATGTCTTACTCAAGATCGTTGATTCAATACAATTATTGAAAGAAAAACAAAAAGATATTCCTGATAAAGTGTTTACTTTACAAGACGTTTTAAATAAATTTGATAAAGAAATGGATATCTCAAACAAGCAAACTGTCGAAAAAATTTTGAAAGAAGAAAAATGGAAAATGTAATTTTTTTGTGTAATAATAAAATACATTCTTATGGATATTAATTCAATTTCTGATTTAATAAAAAATATAAATAGTTCGTATGTAATTTTATCTGTAATAGGTGGATATATGTTTTTAGTTTATAAAAAATTGAAACCATACACTACAATAACAGATGACATAAGTCAAATCAGGGCAGAATTAACAAGTAACTCTGGAAAATCCTTAAAAGATCTTGTCAAAAAAATCGAAGTAGACGTAGAATCAAATACGGACCTTACAAAAACAATAATGTGTCGTCAAAGATGGATATTAGATAATAGGAATGAACCAATATTTGAGGTTGATGAAAATGGAAATTTTACTTGGGTAAATGAAGCTTTTATAAAGTTAACTAAAAGATCATGTTATGATTTATTGGGAAATAAGTGGAAAAATATAATATCCGAAGAAGAAAGAGATTTAATTTTCAGTCACTGGGATAAAGCAATTAAAGAGAAAAGAAATTTCGAAGAAACAATTGTGATAACAGATAAAAAAGGGCGTAGTTTTTCTGCAATGTGCATCGCTTCTATTCAAGAAGACGGAAAATATATGGGTTCTTTAACGAATATTGAGCAGACAAAGTCAGAAAAGTCTTGACATCATAGATAGATCATGTATAATATCAGTGACCACAATACGGTCATTGAAAATGAATACTGAAAACAATCAAGACTCAACAAATAAGCTAGAATCACTAATTTCAAAGGCGAGCGCAGAGCAGATTGATATCCTCTGGGCTATTCTAAAGTATAAGGAAATCGGAATCTTCCGAAAGGTAAAGTGTATGTCCGCAGCACTCGGGCTTGACGCGAATAATTTTACCTCAATCTTGCCAAAGGACAACGATGGAAGAATCTTGGATTACAAGAGCCGCCATCTTATTCATGATGTCCTCATTAAGTATTCTTAATGGAAGCTTTTGAGGGATCTATAGACGATCTACTTGAAAAAGTTTCTCGGTTAAGCGAAGAAGAAATAGATCAGATCGAGGCGGACGCCGAAAAGTCCGCTTCGATTTCTTTTATTTGTACACGTTGTAATTGCACAGAGGAAGAAGCTGAAGAAATTTATGAATACATACTTGATTTAGAAATTAAAAAAGCTTTGGACGATTTGATAGAAGAAGGATTAGTAAAAATAGTTGGATATGATGAAGATGGAAATCCTTTATACGCATTAAAAAATGATTAATATTCTATATAGAACTTGTGAAAAAATAAATCCGACCAATGGTTCTAGACCTATTTGGTGTCAAGAAGTTGATTTCAAATATAAATGTCTTAAATCTTTAGCTTCTGGTTTGATTAAAGATCAATATAAATTTATTGTTATTGGAGATTCTCTATCTAAAAAAACGATAGAAAGAATAAAAGAAATAGTACCGAGTGCAGAGATTAAAAATTTTGAAAATAAATTAGGTAATCAACAAAGTCTTTTTCAGTCTTATTGCGCCGCAGATTTATACTCTAATGATAATGATATTTTGTTTTTTTGCGAAGATGATTATTTTTTCTTGCCGTCTTGGATGCGGAACATGAAGTACTTCTTCGAAAACGTAGGCAAAAAATTTCAATACTCTTTTTATCATCCAACAGATTATCCAGATCAATACAGAGATGAAAGAAATAGAAGAAGTTTTATTTATCTAAATCCAAGAGGCGGCTGGTTTCGCGAAGTTGATAGCACAACATGCACAAAAGCCTGCATAGTAAAAACCTACAAAAAATATGCGGCTTTAATGAAAGACTGCGCAGTTAGAAAAAAAATTGGATATGATCAATTAGCTAATCCAGTTTATAACGATATCGGAGCAGATGACGGCAGATTGTCAGAAATTTTTGGGCATAAAAATAGCATGGGTTATATAAGCCTAAAACAAGAAGCAGTTTGTTTTAGTCCAATTCCCGGAGATTCTGCTCATATGCACGAAGGAACTACGAGTTATTTTATTGATTGGAAACAAGCGTATGCAAAAATATCCTGACATATACATAACTCATTATTCCAAATTGATAGAAAGAAAAGACAGAATTAAAAGCGATCTTTCTAATTGGCCCGCAAAAGTTCAATTTATCGAAGAATTTAACAAAGAAGAGATAACGGGAAAAATAAAAGAAAAATACAGATTAAAAGATAAAAAAGATTACATTAAAGAATTAAAAAGTCTCGCTAGAAATAACGACAATGATGATATAATATCAGATTCAGAAATATCTTTGGCGCTTAAACATTTACATGCTTATAAAAAAATAATTGACAATGAAGAAGAGTATGGTTTAATATTAGAAGATGATGCAATTCCTAAAGAAAACTTTATAGAAAAATTTGCTGATAATCTTAAAAATACCTCAATTGATTGGGATATGATTTTTATGGGAGAAGGATGCGGCGTTAAATTTATAAAAGAAAAAATAACAAAAGGACGCCAAATAAATGAATTTTGCTATGAAGTCAAAGGAACTAATGGCACTGAAGCATATTTAATAAAAAAACAGATGGCGGAAAAATTAATAAAGAGAATGGAAAAATTTGTTTTGCCTGTTGATTGGGAAATTGAACATCAATTACAAAATATGGATGTTAAAGTAATATGGTGGTTTCCGTCTCTTTTTTATCAAGGATCCGAAAATGGAATATATAAATCCTCACTAAGATGAAATATGGACTCTAAAATAAAAGATGTAAACGTAACAGTTCTTTCTTGCGTAAAAAACTGCGCTTCACATGTCGAAGAAAGTTGTTATAGAATAAAAGAGTTTCAAAAAATATTTAAATCAGTTAAATTATTAATCGCCGAAAACGATTCTGTTGATAATTCCTTAGAGATAGTTAAAAAATATCTATCAGGAATAGAAAATGAAATATATAATTTTAATGGATTAGATAAAAAAATCAAACCTAGAACTCATCGACTCGGAAGTTTGAGAAATTTTTTATATACACAAGTAAAAACAGAATATTTTATAATGTTAGATTTTGATTCTATTTTAAAAGATTTCGACAACGAAGGATTAAAAAACTGTTTTGAATACGATACGAATGAATGGGATATGTTAGGAGCTAACTGCAATGATAGATATTACGATGTTTGGACTTTAAGAACAAAAAATCTTAACTATGATTGTTGGGATTTAATTAATCATAAAAGACAGCAAGGATTTATAGATCAAATCAACATTCCGATCTTTATCGGAAAAAATCAAATAAAAATAAACAAGCAGGAAGAATTAATTCCTGTTGATTCTTGTTTCGGAGGTTTAGCTATTTATAAAACAGAAGCTTTTAAAGATTGTTTTTATAGCGGGAAACCAAATGGTTGCGAATGTAAACATTTAAACGTAACAGGTTCATGCATAAATGAGATATGCGAACATGTCACGTTCAATAAAATGGGCAAAAGAAAAGGGGCAAAAATTTTTATCAACTCAAATTTAATTGTAAACTGCCAAAAAGAACATCTTCGCTGATTATTCAGGAAGAAAAAATTTCTTAGCAGTCTTTTTTTGATGATCAACTCGTCTAGGAGCTGGTTTGATAATAATAATTTGTTGAGGACGACAGCGTGGCCCTGAGCAGGAAGGATGTTTTTGTTCTTGACGAGGTCTTGGACTTGAGCTAGGATTTCCTCCTAAAACGTTAAGAGACAGAATAATTGATGAGATAATCAGAATATTTTTCATGGTATTATATTTTACATCTTTGATTTCAGATGTGAAAAACATTTACCATACCTTAACAAATCTGTCAATGAAAAAAAAGACTCTTGCTAAGACGATCAAGCTCGCCCATGCTCTTTGTCCAGCTAATCGAAGCAACGGACTACCAACGACGCATGTAGCTTTTCTGGTTCGAAGAAATAAAATAATTAAAATTGGCTGGAACAAGAATAGAACTCATCCAGAAATCAAAAATCATCCTTATCATTCAGGAAAAGTAGGAATTCATGCAGAACTAGATTGCTTGTTGAAAGCTGGTAAAGATGATCTTTCGGGGCATAATTTAGTTGTTTTAAGGATTGACAAAAATTCTAACTTAGCTAATAGTAAGCCTTGTTCTGGATGCAAAAGCCTTATCAAGCAGTTCGGGCTTGAGAATGTTTTTTATTCAAATTCTAGTGGAAATATAGAGACTTACTCTTAAGATAGATTATGAACGTCAACGAATTCGAGCGCACAAAGCCAACGATAACGATGAAAAAAATAACAGATTTAATTTTGTTAATTGAACAAGAAGAAGTAAAGACTGAAATCTTATATAAAGATAGAATCAAAAGTTTAAATGAAATTCATAGTCTTTTAATAGACATGAAAAACAGCTTTAAAAAAGGAGAATAAAATGGAAAAAGACCTGTACATGAAAGATAAGTATCCAATTCAATCAGACGATTTGAAGTTTGATGGCAAAAATATTATTATACCTAGATATTGGGTAGATAATCTTTGCGATTATATTAAAAACACTGATATTCACGATCTGTCTGATGCAGATAAAGATGATTATAAACTATTCAAGCTTTTTCTGTGGGACGTTCAAGAGTATAAGAACAGAGGAAACTAATGAATCTCAAAAATGATAAAAAGTTAATTAAAAGATTTCCTAAGATCTTCGCGCCAGATTTTTGTTTTGAATGTGACGAAGGCTGGTACGATCTTTTGTTTGATCTTTGTTCTAAAATTCAAGAGCATTGTGATGAAGGAAAGTGTCAACAAGTTGTAGCTCTTCAAGTCAAAGAGAAGTTCGCGACTCTTCGTTTTTATCATTCAGGCGGCGATGAATATGTATATAAACTAATTGATGAAGCTGAAGCAAAATCTGCTGATATTTGCGAAGTAACTGGCGGACACGGCGCGCTTTACAGAAAAGGTTATTATTATAAAACTCTTTGTAAAGAAACTGCTTTGCTCATGGACTTTAAAGAGGTAAAATCTAAAAAACTATTTCAACAATAATTTATTATAAGAAAGGGTAAGGGTAAATCTATCGGAATGTACGACACACTTATTTGTAAGTATCCACTTCCAATGCCAGAAGATCCAAAAGGATATGTTGGCAGCAAAGATTTTCAATCTAAAGATTTAGATTGTGCTTTGTCTTATTATGAGATTCGTGAAGACGGATCAATTTGGGAAGAAGAACGCGAAACTGAATATGTTCCCGGTAAAGATAAAGCTAAGAACTTCTGGGATAAAGTTGGTCATTTAAAAACTATTAAATTTTGGTATGAGCCGCGTTGTCTAAATGATTTCATTAATATTTATAATTACCAACAAAATAACGATGGTAATTATGATTACGATATTGAATATAGAATACGTTTTGAAAATGGTAAAATTGTCGATGTTAAATTAGTTGGATTTGAAGCCATTGACAATACCAGTAGAAAGAAACTGCACAAAGAAAATGAACAAACTTGGCTTAAATGGATTGAGTATAAAAAGACATCCAGATATAAATATTTTATGCGCCCATATTTATTTGTCGGTCGAAAAATCTTTTACTATGCTCATTTTATTGTACAAAGTCTCGACCATTTCCTGCATAAAGCTCAAAGAAAAATGAGGCTATGAAGTTTAAGAATTTTGAAGGAATAGAATATTCTGTAAGATATCTAAAGCCGTCGCCTAAGTACGAGGCAGAAGGTCTTTGCGACAATCCTATTCTTCCAAAGCCTCAAATTATAGTTGATCCAGATTTACTTCCTCGAAGGCAACTAAATGTATTAATCGAAGAAGTTTTTCATGCGTATTTTTATCATTTACCAGAAAAAAAAGCGCGTAAGTTTGCTGCTAACCTTGGCAAATTAGTGTATAATAAGTTCATAAAGAAGTGATTAATCAATTCATACTATTCTGTTTCAAACATGCGCTTCCGATACATTTTTTAGTTCAGATAGCTATTTTAAGCGCCGCTGATATTTATCCCAAAGATCCTATATTTTATGCTTTTTTATTAAATACAGGACTATTAATTTATTTTTCTATTGTCAGAGGAATAATGATCGGAATTATGAATGGTGAAAAATTATTAGATGAAACTAAAGAATAATTTGTAATTCCCACATTTTACCCCAGTATGGATGAGTTTCCCAACAGTAACTGACAGATCCATTTGCTCTCAATAGTTTAAACCGAAAGTCGTGAAACTGAGGAGTAATTTTATATTTATCAGCAACATATTTAAAAAATATTTCATAATGAGTGATTCCTCCTTGTAAAAAATAATCATTGAAAATATCAAGGCGATTTTGTAATATGTTCATATTTTTGCTATTAGAAAAATAAACACGATCATTGTATCCAAACCAAGCGTCATGTTTAAATACGTGAAGTTTATTTAAATCTAAATCAGATAAATTAGGAAATTGAGCGTCAGATTCAATTAAAAAATCAGGCCGCATTCTAATAACGCAGTCGTATTTAAAATCGTTAGAAGATTCATGTTTTTCCTTGAGTTTATTACTCATTTTTAAACAATAAATTTGGCGCAAAAGTCCTTGAACATTAACTTCGCG